ATAGCGTCGTGGAGATTAAGAGAATATATGAAGCCGAACTATGTATTCTTATTATTATCTGAGCTAACTTACGCAATTTATCTTTTCCATAACTGGATGTGGGAATATATTCACGTTTTGGTGCGTTATATTGGCATACCTCTGATACCAGATAGCTTACAGATATTAATTCTATTGATGATGTTTTGTTATGTGGCCAACAAAATCATAGAAAGGAAGGGGGTTTTTCTTGGTAAGTTTGTGTACTCAAAGATTTTAACAGCCAAATAAAAAGATGCCAGCTTAACGCTGGCGTCTTGTTTTAGTTTAGCTTGACTCGCAATTGCGCCCCACTTGCTGCACCAGATATTATTGGTACTTTAACGCGGAATTGAAGACTGGTTTCTGTCGAACCAGGGCGATCATACTGAACGTAATTTGGTTCAGTATATGTTGCTTGGATGGTTCCGTTAGTGTTAGTTACAAATGCCGCCACCTCCCCTATTTCTGGAACGTATGGAAGTGAGCACGGGACGGTAATTGTCTGTTGTGTATTAATTGTTACGTTTACAGTTCCACCTATCAAAGATTGATGATTGGATCCTGTAGACGTAATAATTTCTAAAGCTCCCTTTTGAAGAAGGCTAGCGTTAGTTCTGAAGGTACTATCGATTACAGTAGTGATAGAATCACGGCAAAATACCTTTCCCAAGGCAAATGGCTGCGTTGCGCTTGAACTCCATTGCATACCTAATGTGCAACGCCTTACCTGCAAATCAACATTCGTAACACTTCCAGGTTGAAATTGCACACCGTGTCCACTTGAACCATCTGAACTTGTGGAAAGAAATCCTGATACTATGGAACCTTGTGAGATTGTATTATTAATCCCAGCGCAAATTACACCTACCCCGCCATATGCAGGGTCTAAGAATCTTGACCTTTGGGCATGAATTCTAACAGTGTTGTTCTCTCCAGCCAAAGCCAAGCAGGTCCCATTAAAACCTATAGTTGGTGCAGACCCAGAAACGCCATGCTGGAATACCTTAATGAACCCAAAATCTGATGGAACCCTGCTGTTGTTCCATCCCGTGTTCGTCGTTCCGCTCTCTATTATAATTGCTGGAGGGTAGGGGCCATATACTGAGGTAAGCCCAACTGAAGTTGCCATCTCGTTCTGGCTGATATGGTGCGCATCGAATGTTTCCCCCATGGCCATGGATTGTGGTCTGAACCATGCGGCGATTTGCATACTTTCAATAATCAAACGGCCATAATGAAATCTTACAGGGAATTTTGTTTGGTCAGTAGTGCCAACCACGAGTCCGATACAAAAGAAAGACCCGTAAATGTGGCACTGGTCTAATTCAAGACCTTGCGCTACATAAATCCCACATGGCCTGCGACCTGAACTATCATATGCAGGTATTTGTGTCGGCGTTGCCGATGGAGAAGTTTCATATCCAGGATATGAAATAAGTATATTCCTGTAAACACCATCATGATCGTAGAGCACCATACAATCATTACCACACTTCCTAACACTGATTGTGTTATCTTCATAGGATGCGAAGTATTTTTTATTTACTGGATAATCAGCTGGCTCTGCTGCTGCATTCATTTTTACAAAACCAACACAAGGGATAAGCTCTATAGCAATGTTATGGACATTGTTACTCCATCCAGCCATAAGCAAACCATTACCCGAAGTAACAGATGGAGTACCGCCAAAGCTTGAAAAGTTTCCATCAATGGACAAATCTTGGACCACCGCCCCCCATACTCCCTTTACCGAACCACCATATTCACCGCCAGTTCTAAATTCATTAAATTCATACGTGTAAATAACTGCTAGCGCACTCCATCCATTCCTCGCCTTAATGACGGTGTTGATCACTCCTTGTCCGTAGAGGCGTACAAAATCCCTCAATACTAATCCATCCGCCCGATACATTTTTGCACCAAGCCTAACGTCACCACCACCAATACCGAAAATGTAATCAATAGCCGCCTGAATTGCAGTTGTATCATCATTAACTCCATCCCCAACAGCACCGAACTGCTCCGGAGTTACCCAGTTGATAACGTCAGACAACTTCCCCTGAGGAGTTAGGCCAATCATTGATGCGCCTGCTGAAGACGCAAGCATGGTGCGTAACGCGGAATCCCCGACACTGATCCATGCTCCAACCCCAGTCCCGCCAGTGCTATCAGGTGTAGAGCCTGTTGGGACAGTTTTTGGGAAAGCGCCATCCCAGCGATAATATTCACCGCTGGCTGTGTCTTTCAGGATTTGATTTGACAGAGTCAGAGTTGCTCCGGCCTGGAATGAATCAATCGGTATCCACCCAAAGGCGGCTATCGCCTGCTGAGCAAGATAGCGAAGTCCTTCAACGGTGTAATGCTCGTTACCGAATCGGTCAACATAGGTGTTTACCAGCGAAGTGACAAATTCATCAATCTTCGCTCCACCGAAAACGTGATCGCGAATATCTGCGCTTGGAACTGCATTTTGCGTCGGAGTTGGAACCGGAATATTGAGGTATGAATCGGCCATATTGCTCTCTTTTAGACGTAAAGGGGCCTCGGGATATACCCGAAGCCGGTTTATTGTTTGCTGGTTAGTCGTTCAGATAAATTTCGTCGGTGTATTCGACGAGAGAAAGCGTCTGGGTATCGTCACCGTTTGGTTTTGAGGATTCGACCCGCCAGATTGTGGAGTTAAGTTCTGAACTGCTGGAGAGAAAGTATCGTGAAGGCGTCTGGACTTTCCTGCCGTCGTAGATATTCAGGTCAAATGCCTCGGCGGCGGCTGTGAATGCCTTCGGGTTTCCTGAAACAGCATAGGCACGATAGCGGCCTTTGAAATTACCCAGGCTGTCTGTCATCACGACCCACATATCGCCCGTAAAATTTAAACGCTCAGATGTTGAAAAAACATTCCCGACCCGCCCTTTCAAATACCCTGTCTGCTGATCATTGTCGTACATGTCGGGGCACTGAACCACCGCACCTCGCACCACCTGCGTTGTTTCGAACACTTTCACTGTCATGCTGAGACGCGACTGAACCAGGCGGTTGGCTTCCAGCCAGGCGCGATTCTTTGCCTGAAGGATATTACGGCATCCAGACAGGCTCACTGTCATTGCATTCTCTGTCGGGGCTGTAACCTCATTGATTCCTGACGGCCCAACCTGAAGATAGATGTAGGCTTTCTTGTTCGTCCTTGGATCGACGTAATCCAGAGTAACGCCGTCGTAACCATTGGGCAGACTCATGGAATAACCCATCTTGAATCCATCCCAGAACATATTGCTACGACCAAACACAGCCGCCGGCACATCTGCTTTTTCGTCGCGCCAGAAGGTCAGCACATCTCCTATCCAGTTGATATCGACTCTGGCAGCGTTACAGATAACCTGTATGCGTTCTCCAAGAGATTGCTTGGCGTCGGAGAAAGTGTAATCGAAGTAGCCAAGCTGAGAGCCGCTAAGTCGGTCTGCGATAGCGTACAGTGTAGGCAGATCTATCCGGTTAACATCCTGCTTCGCCACCATGACCCATTCATGCAGAACAGCGTCTGCAAATGAGCGCGACGCGCGTAGGGTGTAATCAACGGCTCCCGTGGAACGGTTGTATGATATGACCAGCCGTTGCGCCAGGAGGTTGTACTTCCGGTCTTTAATCCCGGAGGCGTTCTCAGTTTCCTGCACCGTGACCTTCACAAGCGTATCGTTTGGATATGATACGTTGCTGCGAATATTTATCGCGTGCGCGGAAAGGATGTAAAGCTTAGAGCTGTCACTTGAGTTATTCGTACGCTGAAGGCTAAACGCATATCGACTTTTCCCTGCGGCTGGCTGCACCTTGAATGTGTAGTAGACATAATCCTGATCGCCGCTATTGTTCTTCACGTTCACAGCAAGAGACTGCTCAGTGCCTGGCACTATGTTGTTATTGTCATCTACAGCCCACCACTTAATCGTAACCGGGCCATTTTTTCCGCCGCCCTGGCTACCGGAAAGGTGGAACCAGAGATAAGACGATTCGACAGCCGCAAAGAACGGGCCAACGACCGTCCCTTCAAACTCTGTTAACTGGAAGTATGTTGTGTTAATCGTGGCCGTTGCCGGGGTTTCTGCGATGTCAGTACCTGCAAGATCAGAGAACACAAACGTATACCACTGAACCGGATTTATAACCGCGCCATCATTGGTTAGCGTAGCGCTGATGAGAGTGCCACTGACGGTGATATTTTTGGTGACGCTTCCGGATGCGGTGTTGTAGGTAACATTGATCACGAACGTTACGTACAAGGGCTTCACTGCGCTGAAAAAGTAATCGAAGTTTGCATTTTTGATGATTTTCACAGAAATCTGACCGCCAGCATAAGTGCCTTGCACAATGCTGTTTACCGTCGCCTGCTGCTTGATGACTCCATTATATTCGTTAAGCCCTACCAGTTCCTGCCCGTCCACGTCATCAAAAGCATATCCCTCGTTAATCGTGCCGATAACCTGGCCAGGTTGATATATCTGGTAGCTGGCCCCTGCCATTGCGGTAAGAGATGACTCAGAATAACGAACAGATGAGACATCGTAACGACCGTAACCAATCTCCATGAATTCAGTGATGTACTTTTTGTTATTAATGAACTCAAAGAGAGACTCCTGAATAAGATCAGGATAAGAACGAATCTGCCCATAGATATTTGGGCGGCCCTTATACAGGCGCGCGACGTTAGTCTGGCCTGTCAGGTCGTTATTTGGAGATTCGCCTGTAGCGACGGACGGCGTTTTCTTGATATCACCGGCCAGCGTTTTTTGCAGGGCTGCCATTGTTTTTTTTGTCATCTTTATGGGATTAAGCGCTTCCCACGGCGCGGCGGCCTTGATGAGGTCTTTAATCCCGCCCATGTTTTTCGGCTGGTCAAAAACCGAAATATGGTCATTAGGCTTAACTCTGTACTCAATATCGAAATCATCATCCAGCTCAACGCCATTAAGCTTAATAAGCACAGAGCTATGAAGATTTTGCACATTCAGCCAGTCAATCATTCTCTGGCCAGACTCAATTACGCCACGCTGCTTCGGCGCGCCAGGCAGGCGCTGAATTTCAAATGTCGCCATACTGGAGGAACTCCGTTCTTGTGAATGCCCTTTCGAGGACCGGCAGCGGGTCAATGCGCACGCCCTCGCCTTCACCACGAGAATGAAGGCAGCGATTACCATCAATAACTACGCCGACGTGATCAGGCTTATCACCGCGATAGAACACAGCAATATTCCCTTCACTTCGCCCGCCAGGTTGCCAGAACACCCGATCACCTTCGTAACAGGTAATAAAATCCTTGCCAGCCTCGTAATCGGGCGTCTGATGAAGTTCAATTCCGGCCACATGGCGAAAGAACAACACGACAATCCCCCAGCAATCAGCCGCATCAAAACTACAGGCGCGGTCAGACCACGGGAGGCGATTAACCTTCCGGATAAATTCAATTTTATTCATTAGATATTACTCAGGCCGGGGTACTGGTCGACGGTATAAATGATGCTTGTCGCCACAGTCAACGGGTTAGTCATTCCCACCGTTGTTGATACGTTTTCAGCAGCGGCGGAAACGTCTCTAACGTACATTGAATACGTTTTTAACGGCGTCGCATCACCGATATTCTCCCAGATGTCATATCGGAAGGTTATCGGCTCCATGCGAGCTGGCCCTCGCCACAATTTCAGTCTCTGCTTGATATCCTGCGACAGCGCAGCAAAGGTTATTGTGGCATTGAGCGTTGTCGTGCCGTCCTGCGCTGGCTCTGAGAAATCGAAACGCGTTGGCTGAAATAAATTCCCGCCGAAGGTGGCTGGCTCAAACAGGTTATTCACCAGGCGATCGGTACCGAAAGCGGAGTGTGAGAATGTCACCGTCTGCTTAAGGTCCGATGCCGGGCGCCGTTCCTTCCATTCTCTAAGGGTTGGCATCAGGCAAGATCTCCGTCGCTATCAAGTCATACCATTCGCCAGCGCCGGGCTGAGCACCAACAATCCAGTCGTCGTAACTTTCCGTCAGGTCATTAAGGAAGTTACAGATAACGTTGGCGGTGTATGTAACGGTACCGCCATTCTTGCTGGTCTGTACCGGCAGGCCGCCGGTGAAGTGAAGTTCCTGAACCTGAACGCCCTGCGTGTCGCCAAGATCGATCGGCATATCAAACCAGTTACGGCCACTATCGCAATACGTCGGGCTTCTCAGCCAGGACTT